CCGCAACCTGGTCGAAGCTGATGAGGTTCACACACCAACTACGGTCGAGAAGCGCCTCAAGGGCACCGCTACGGTACTGTTGACCAAGACCCATAGTGGAACCCCGCTGTCCACATTCCAGGCCGTCCAATGATATGGCTCCTAGGGACGCCTGGATTGTGGTATCTGGGACGCTGGTATGGATCCGCCCCTAGTGCGTGGTCCGCTCTTCTTCGTCGCCGTCGCTCGTAAGGTATTTTCGGTACTTGCTTATTGTGCGTCACACAGTAGCATTCGGGCATGTCAGAAATCACTCCCGCTGCTGCTGTGGCTCCTGTGGCCGAAGTAGTCGCAACTCCCACCACCCCTGCCGCAGCTCCTGTGGCCCCTGCCGCCCCGGCTAAAGATCCGTGGGCCGACTTCAAGCCGCCCGAGGGCTTCACGATGGATTCGCTTAAGGCCACTGTCGAGTTCGCCCAGAAGAACGGCATGGATCCGAAGGCCGCCGCTGCCCTGGCTGTTCGCGACCGCGACGCCGTTGCCGCCGCATCCGCCAAGGAAGCAGAGGATTTCAAGCAGCTTTCCGAGAAGGGCTGGCTGGACGAGCTTACCGCCGACCCCGAACTTGGTGGCGCAAAGATCCGCGAAACCATGGTCGATGTCATGCGCGGCCACGACAAGCTGGGTCCGAAGACTCAGGCCATGATCAAGGATCAGGGCATCCTCTACAATCCCGTCTTGGTCCGTGTCCTCCACGACATCGGCATCAAGTCTAAGGAAGATTCGTTTGTTCGTCCCGGCACTTCGCCTGGCGCGCAGTCTCAGATGTCACAGGAACAGCGGCTTCAGTCGATGTTCACTTCACCCAAATAACAAGGAATAACCATGGCTACTCTTGGCGCTTCATATCTCAATCTGGCCGACTTCGTCGCCCGTGAGAAACCCGACCATACCGTTGCGACGGTCTGCGAAATCCTCAACCAGCAAAACCCTGCTCTTCAGGACATTGCCTGGAGCGTCTGCAACGACGGCTCCCAGAACATCACCCACTTCCGCACCAAGATTCCCACTGCCTCGCTCCTGAGTGTCGGCGGCGGCGTTCCTGTCGATAAGTCTGGCGTCTCGCAGATCACCGACACTACCGCCCGTATCGGTATCGCCTCGGAAGTCAGCAAGCGCATGGCTGAGTTCAACGGCAACTCGGCTGCCCAGCGTGCCCTCGAAGCCCGCTCGATGCTGGAAGCTATGAACCAGAAGGCCATGAACCTGTGGTTCTACGGCAACGCCACCACCGGCATTCCGACCACCGCTGATCCGCTGGGCTTTGATGGCCTGAGCAAGCGTTACGGCCTGCTCTCTGGCGGCAACGCCGAGCAGATTATCGACGCTGGCGGCACCAACTCCGACAATAGCTCGATCTGGTTCGTTGTGAACGGCCCGAAGACCGTTAGCGGCCTGATCCCCCAGGGCGGCACCGCTGGCATCAAGCACACCCCGGTCAATGGCGGCGTCCCCGTCAGCAAGACCCTGAGCAGCGGCAACATCGAAGAGGTCTACCAGGATCTCTGGGAGTGGCATGTTGGTCAGAAGGTCGAAGACTGGCGCGGCGTTGTCCGTATCGCCAACATCGACATGTCGAATCTCGTCGCTGAGTCGAGTGCAGCCGATCTTATCAAGCTGATGATCAAGGCCCAGCACCGTCTTGAGCCGGTCGAGGGTCTTGGCACCCCGATCATCTACGTTACCCGTACCGTCGCTCAGATGCTCGACATCCAGAGCCTGAACAAGACCGCCGGTAACATCACCATCGATAGCACCGATGGCAAGAAGAAGACCATGTTCCGTGGCTACCAGATCCGTACTATCCATGCCCTGCTGGATACCGAAGTCCGGGTCGTCTGAAGCTAACCCAAACAATTACTAGGAAACACTCATGTATTACGCTGACACCACTAACCTGATCGTTTCTAGCGCACAGGATATCGGCCAAGTGGCCGCTACCTATGTTAGCACGAACAAGATCGACCTTCAGGCCACTCCGGTCCTGCGGGATCTTAGCATCCGTCCTATGTTCTTCCGGCTGATCTTCCCCGAAGCCGTCGCTGGCGTCGGTGCGAGCATCCAGTTCGACCTTGTTTCTGATGCGGACTCGGCCCTCGGTTCTCCCACTATCCATTCGTCTGTGCTGCTGTCTGTTGCCAGCGGGCGCATGGCTATCGGTAAGGAACTGGTCATCGCTCTGCCGCCTGGCCAGACCTATGAGCGGTATCTGGGCCTTCAGTACGTTGTCAGCGGCGCCACCACGACCGCTGGTACTGTTACCGCCATCCTCGTCCCGAGTGTGGATAGCACCGCGTACTTCCCTGATGGTTCCAGCATCGTCGCTGGCTGATTGAGTTGACCTAGACTGTTGCTAGGGACACCCGGAGGGCTTGCCTTCCGGGTGTTTTGTTGTATAGTCCCGTAAGCACTAACCAAATCAAAGGAACAGATCATGGAAGTCTCAATCGCTAACGCCATCACTACCGCCACTAACGGCCCTACCGTAGGCGTCCAGCCGTTTGGCAAGACGGATCCCGTTATCGTTAGCATCGTCGGCGCAGCCACGGGCACTTCGGGGGCGCAGAATATCATCGTTGATTTTGAGGAATCCGTTGACGGTACTACGTGGACCACTGCTAGCACGCTGACCCTTGCCGGCACGTTTACGAGCAAGCCATTTGCCATCCAGACTAAGGTTCGCAAACCTTACGTCCGGGCGAATGTCACTACCATCACCGGTACTGGTGCTTCGCTCTCGGCTAACCTTAGCTGGGATTAATCCGTGAACCAGACGGCAATCTGTAATCTTGCCTTGCTCCGCATCGGGATCGCTACCCCGATTGCGGACATTACGGAGTCAAGCACCGCAGCCCGTGCGTTGAATGCCGTCTGGGAACAGTGTGTACGGACTATGCTGCGGGAACGCCCGTGGCCCTTCTCTGTGCGTCAGGTCGATCTGGCGCTGGTGGGTGAACAGATATTCTCGGATTGGCTGTACACGTACCGCTACCCCTCCGACTACATCAACATCCACCGCATCTCGGCCCCGCTGGTTGCTGCTACGGCCCCTGCCGAAGTGTTCTCGTTTACTGATCGAAAGCCGCTTCCGCAGTCATGGCCTTACGCCATCGGAAGCGATGCGTCCGGCAAGCTGATCCATACGGACATCACCGAGGCCGTGGTTATGGGCACCGTCTATATTACGGACGTTGGCGTCTATGACCCGTTATTTACGTCGGCACTTGCGTGGTTTTTGGCGGCAGAAATCTCCCTGTCCTTGACGAAAAACAAGGATATCTACGCCAATGCGAAGGGAAACTACGATATGGTTTCTAGCGAAGCGGCGGCTACTGGGCTTAATGAGCCGAAGCCTAAGGATGCGGCGGATGCGGACATGATCGAGGCCCGCTCATGACGGAGATTCAGCGGTCTTTCTCTGCCGGTGAAGTCTCGCCTACCCTGTACGGCAGGGCCGACGTAGAGCGGTGGAACTCCGCTCTGAAGACGTGCTCTAACTGGATCGTCGAGCCAGAGGGCGGCATTACCGTGCGCCAAGGGTTTGAGTTCAAGACACGAATCGCGTACACCCTAGCTAATACGGTGCGCCTTATCCCGTTCGAGTTTGGACCTGACGACAGCTACGTCCAGGTGCTACACGACGACACGATGAATCTTGTCGATTCAGGCTCGCTTGTTACAGGCGATCCCATCGTGTCGATTACGCTCAACGCGGCGGCTAACCCATGGACGGGAACGCTGACTAGCGGCGGCCTGCACGGCTGGACTATCGGAGCGGGCACTACCTTGACGTTCTACGACGGTCCAAAGAAGTCGTCTGCCCTCGCCATCGTCGTTACGTCAACTACAGCGTTCACCATAGCGCAGGCCGCTGATGCCACGGTAACGAGGGCGCACATCGTCCGCCGCACAACCCCGGCAGGCACGCAGACTACTTCCTACCCCGCACCCTACGCTCTGGCCAACAATCAGGCTCTGCGATTCACTCAGTCCGGCGACACCCAGTGGTTCACGACCGAAGGGCAGCAGCCGCTTCAGGTTGTCCGAGAGAATATCTCTGGTGTTGCCCGCAACCTAAGCCTGACCTACGCAGCCGCTCCGGTGCAGCCTGCTATCTCGACGGTGGGCGCTCCAACCATTGCCGGAACCGTTGGAACGGACCAGCTACGGTATCGCGTTACGTACACGAATCGTGACGGTATAGAAAGCGGTATCCTGCGGGGGTCGCCTGTTACCGGAACCGTAACCGCTGCAACATCCCCGTGGATCGTTACCGCCGTCGCCCACGGCCTTATCACGAATGACGTTATCCTGATTGACGCGGCGGTTAATGACCTAGCGGGGAACCGCGTGTACAACAAAGGCGACCTTATCCGCGTTGTCCGTACGGCTGCTGACACCTTTACGGTTGCGGGTGGGTCAGATGGCTTAGGTGGTCCGGCTAACTTCACGTACCGAAAGATCGCTGGAACGGCGCTTCTCAACCAGCCCACAACGTCTGCGGCCATTACCGTTTCTTGGACTGCCGTTACTGGCGCGGACTTCTACAACATCTACCGGGAGTTTGGCCGGGTTTACGGGTACATCGGAAGCACCTCGGGCCTGACCTTTGTGGACAAGGGCATTATCCCGGACCAGAAGGACACGCCTATTACAGGCAAGAATCCATTCGAGATGTCGGACACTTCCGCAACGGAGTACCCGACTGCTGTGGGCTTGTTCCAGCAGCGGCTGATGTTTGGTGGGTTTACTACCGACAGCGAGCGCATTGTTGGTAGCCTGGTTGGCAACTACATCACGTTCGATCCCGGCGCAGAGGACGCATCTGGCCTAGACTTTATCCTTGCTGGAAGGACAGTTTCCGGCATTCAGCACATGGTTGAGATCGCTGGCCGGGCTGTGGTTCTCGCCAACACCGCCGAATGGGTGCTGCGCGGATCGACTGGCGGCAGCTTGACCCCAACGTCGATTAACGCCAGGGCGGATTCCTACTACGGGTCCAGTACCGTTTCCCCGGCCCTCATCGGAACGTCGCTGATCTACGTCCAGCGCGGCGACAAGATCATCCGTGATGCGCAGTACGACTTCGCCCAGGAATCGCTTCAGAGCAAAGATCTGACCCTGTGGTCGAAGCATCTGTTCGTGACGGGCATTAAGCGCCTTGTTTATCAGCGTACCGATCAGGTATTATGGGTACTTCTAAATGACGGTACTCTGGCGGGCCTGACCTACATCCCGGAGCAGTCTATCTGGGGCTGGCATAGGCACGACATCTCAGGCCGCACGATCCACGACATCTGCGTGGTTTCAGAAGGTGGCGTGGACCGCTTGTACGTCGCCGCACTCCAGGCGGGGTATATCGAGATTGGCCGCCTGCCGCTGAAGTTTGTCGCGGAGACAAGCACAGAGGACGACCATCTTGGCTTCGACATGGGCCTGACCTACAACGGGCTGCTGGCTACCAACGCCACCCTGACGGGCGGAACGACGTGGTACACGTCCAACACCCTGACGATGACGGCCAGCGGCAGCACCTTCGTTGTGGGCGATGTCGGCAAGGACTTCCAGCTTCGCCTAGGAACCGACGTGGTGCAGGTTATCTGCACGGCCTACACCAGCGCCACCGTCATCAGCGTTACGCCCCGTAGCGTCGTCCCAGTGGCCCTGCGCGGGGTAATCTCCACTAGCCTCTACGCCTGCGCTTCGACGGTAAGCGGACTAACCCACCTGGACGGTACGACAGTTGGCGTCATCGCAGACCGTGGCGTTGAGGCAGATGCGGTAGTGTCGGCTGGGGCCATAACCCTAAGCCGCGCATTTGCCCGCGTCCAAGTCGGGATCCGCGTTACCGCTACGGCACAGACGATGGACCTTGAGGCGTCACAGAAGGACACCAACCTCGGTGACTTCAAGCACGTTACCCGCGTCATCCTGCGCTTCCTGAACAGTCGCGGTGTCCGTGTCGGACTGACAGAGACTACTCTGGAAGCCATGGCGAACGAGTACGGTTCGGTCATCAACGCAGCCCCTATACTCCAGTCCGGGGCCAAAGAAATCATTATGCAAGCTATTCACGAAGACTCCGGTAGCATCATCATCCGTCAGGACAGCGGACTTCCCGCTTCGATCCTTAACGCACGTTCCGTGTTCAACTGGGGAGATGTACGCTAATGCCCGCCGCACCGTCATATAACTACGGGCAGGGTGCCCAGGGCGTCGGGCAGTTGTTCAGCGCAGCAGCCACTATCATGGGCGCTAACGCTGGCATCCAAGCGGCTGACCAGAACGCGGAATACCTGAACCGATCCGCCGACTTCGATCTGATGAAGGGCCGCTTGTCGCAGGCCGAGGTTGACCGGCAAGCTGGCGCTGTACTTCAGGGCCAGAAGGTGGCCTATGCCGGCCAGAACGTCGATCTGTCATCCGAGTCTGTTTCGCAGGTACGCGAAGAAACCATGCTGGAGGCGCAGCGCGTGAAGAATGAAGTCGAGCTAGACGCAGCCATGTCCGCTTGGGGCAAGCGAGAGCAGGGGCGCATCGGTCAGCAGCAGGCTAAGGACGCGGCACGAGGCGCACGCATAGGCGCGGCGGGCCAAGTCATCGGCGGGGTTGGTAGTCTTGCGGCGGCGGGGGCCTAATGCCTACTGCACCGAGATTTCAGCCAGGCGGCGTCAACGTTGGCAGCATGCCGACCCCACAGGTACGCCCGCAGACCGGCACCGCGGACGCCTTGTCGGCAGTCGGTGATACGATTGCATCCGTAGGCAAGTCCGTGCAGTCCTACATGGAAACGTCAGGGCGGCGGGAGGCTATCGAGAACGCGTCCAACGAGACTGCCGGCGAGGTAGCGTTTCAGGGATGGAACCAAGCGCAAAAGGCGGCTTATGACCGGTTCCACACAGACGCGCAAGGGGTAAAGATCGGCAAGGCGAAGTCCGACTTCGTCAGCGGTCTGGACGGGGATACCAGCGCATACACGAAAGATCTAGCGCCTGCGGCCATCGCGGCGTTTGAGAAGCGGCGTAGCTTCCAATCGCAGACCTACAAGAATAGTTCCGCTGGCGTTGCCCACGAGCGTTCTGGCGAGTTCATCACGTCGGTAGCGCGTACTGAGGCTGCGCTTTCTTCTGTTCAGGCTTCTGACGCGGCGGCTTCCGGCGACATCCAGAAGTTTGAGGAAGGCGTAGGACGTGGGTGGGGCGCTATCAATAGGTCAGCCGTCATCACGGGTGCCGCTACCGGTCCGAAGGAGTTTGCTGCCTATCGGGCTGGCGCTGTTACGGGCGGACTTCGCGCAGTCAAGGAACACGGGTCTGACGAGCAGACTGTTGCTTTCTTCTCAAAGTACAAAAACGAGTTTGGCGCGAATATCGGGACGGCGCAGATCCTTGTGCAGGATTCGCAAGATAACATCATGGCATCTGCTCAGTACGCGGATGCCGTAGGACTATCCAGAAACAAGGAGAGTGGTCTGGTTGACTGGGCGAAGGCTACGGACATAGTAAACGAATACGGGAGTTCACGCCCCGAAGTCCAGGCCAAGATCCAGAAAGCCCTGGCGAAGGGCGCGGCTGACGAGGAGAAGGCCCGTAAAGATCTTGCAGACACCCTCTCTGCCGGTCAGTCGGAGGCGCAGATCAAGAGCCCCGGCGATGAAAAGGCTTTCTACACGGCGCACGCGCGGGAGATATCCGCGCTTCTGCCGAAGGCTATGGCTGCGTTCAACGAGAGGCGTATCCTTGGGCCTGCAAACAGCAATCCGGGTCAGCGTCAGCTTATTCGGGCTATGCAATATGCAGACCCCGACAGCTTCTATTCACTTAAGG